ATACCGTCTACTATTAGATTACTTGCATCGTCGAAAACACTACCTATCAACTCGCCTTCTAAAGTACTTACTGTAATACCAGTTAAACTAGAACCATCACCTACAAAAGAAGTTGCAGTAACAGTTCCTGTTACAGCTATATTACCTGTGGTACCGTCGGCCTGTACATAGCTTCCAGCTAATGTACTATCGCCTACAACTAGTCTGTTTGTTGTTTTATTGTAAGTAAGTTCTGCATCACCGCCTAATGTAGTGCCGCCATCATTAAACTGGATTTGTGTATCCGAACCACCTGGCGAACTGCCGCCTGAAATAAGTGCACCTCCTGGATCACCTCCATCTACGCCCACATAGAGTCTACTTGTATCGGTTGTAAATATCGGTTCCCCTTCGGCTAAACGATCTGCATCTGCTAGAGCATCTCTTTCAGCTTGTGTACCGCGTCTTAATCGCAAGGCCATGTTGTTTTTCTCCTAGTAGTAGTGTTTTATATATTTATCACATTAGAAGATAAATCAAAACTTATCTACACAGAATACTAAGTGAACTCGGCTGTCTTTGCTTGCATTTAATGCTGTGTGTGGCAGGGTTGTATCAACTATATAAGTTTTTCCAAACGGTAATCTTATAACTTTATCATCTACAATCATCATGCAGTTTTTGTTTGTGTAAATAGGAATATGTAATCTTGGAGTAGGGTCAGTATGGTAAGTAAGACAGGTTTTATGTAGACTTTTCATAAATCTGCCTCTATACACATTGTAGCCATGCTGCTGTATTTTTTTGATAATATGTGAAAAGTAGGATTCTACAAAGTAATCACAGGTTTTTATTATATCTGTTTCATTTATATTTTCAGTCCGTATAGGAAGTTCGCCTGTAGCATCATACTTGGTCCAATCGTAATACAAACTGCCGCAACTTTCGTAAAGTTGTTGATCTTCGGGGGTTTGTTCTCTGCACTGTATTGCTATTTGTTTTAAATGATTAGCTTCGGTAAGTAGTTTTTCAACACCGAGGTTTTTATATGATTCTAATATTTCATTATAATCTATATCTATATCTAAAGTCTTAAACATCATTTATTTAGTTTTAAGAAACGCCTAGTACGTTTGCTAATATCTTTTATTAGCTTTGGGTTGTTTAGTCTAAAATCAACTTGAGATATTTTGTGTTCGTATTCCTCAAAAAAAGATCCTAAAGTTTGTTCAACATCTTGATCTTCTCGTTGTTTTGCCAAATCTATTTCCCAAACCTCGTCGTCGTCGAATGTAACAATGATCAGGTTTATATACTCTAATGGGAGGAAATCCATATCGATTTCTGATAGTATATCCTCCCAATAATCTGTTTCGGTATTATTCTGTTGTGACACTTTCTTGTTTCTTTACAGTTTTCTTTTTTGTTGGAGCAAGTTCTTCTGCTTGCTCTCTTAGTGCTTTTGCTTCTTTAAACAAAGCATCAGCTTGCGAACGGTATTGTGCTGCTAGTTGCTCATCAGTAATAATACCTGCATCTTGTTTAGGCGCATCTGTATAAACATCTACCGGATTTACTTGTGCATCTGCAACACCATCAACTGGCTGAACTGTTTGTCCATCTGGACCTTTTACTGCAAGATCTGCAACAGTTACCCCTTGGTTAGTTGCAATAGTTTCATTTAACTCTTTCAAGTTAATCACACTTGCACCATTTGGAGTCATTTCGATAGCTGATGTTGGAACTTTATTTAACTTGCCTGTTTTGTGAAAGCCTGCAAGCATATTGCGGCCATCAGGCAAATAAGAACGAGCCATTGCATCGGCAAACTCGTATGCTTCTTGGCCAGCAGCTGATTCTACTGCTTTAATAAGTGCATCATGCTCGTCTGCACTAAGGTTTTCTGTTTGTACAACTAAACATTGGTCCGGTTCTCCGGGGATTACACGGTAAGCAACTACAACTTTACGTCTGCTAGATGCTACTCTACCTACGTGTTTATAACTAGGCATTTTCTTTTTCTCCTTTAGCTTGTTCTTCTGGCTGTGCTGCTTCGGCAGCTTCTTTGGCAGCCTTTGCTTGTGCCTCAACTTCTTTTAAAAAGGCATCAAGTTTGTTATACAATGCACCTACACTAGCCAGTTCGTTAGCCTTAAATGCACTACGTTCTGTTGCTAGTTCGATGATTGCACGTGCCATTGCTAAATCTTGAATGTTTAGTTCGTTAGGATTTTGTGCATTTTGTTCAGTCATTTGTGTACTCCTTGTGTATTATTATATATTCGTTTTTTGCACTTAATATTTTAAATGTGGACAAGCAAGCATAAAATAGCTCATCTCACTGGCATTTTCAAAGCCTATTGTGTAAACAGATTTTACATTATTAGATTTATCCAAATCAACATTATTACCTATGTAAAATCGACCTTTGAGATTTTCGATAATCCATTCTGAAATAGCATTCTCTAGGTTGTAACTCTTATTTACATTTGTTGTTTCGAAGTGAGGAGGGCAGTAAGCCACCCTCCTTTTTGATAAGACATCTAATGGATTAGGGTCTTTTAGTTTCACGCCGCCTCCTCATAGTGGGCAGTGACGCCAAACGGACCTTCTAAGTTACGATCGTGGTTACTGTGAACAATAAAAATAGTGTCACAATAATCTGGATCACCCCAGCTGTCCCAAGCATAACCGTCAGTAAACATGATAAACTTTTTAGGAACAATGTCATTGTCCTTCATGTATTTCCAGTTAGCCATAAAGTCAGTGCCGCCGCCGCCCATGATCTCATAGTCCATAAGGTCGTCACCGCCATCTGCGCTAAAGTCTTGTTCATTATACACCTTAGTGTCAAAGCACCACACTTTGATTTTGTAATCTTTGTATTCTTCCATAATGCCTTTGATCTCACCAAGGAAGTCAGCAGCCTGTTCATTACCAATACTACCCGACATGTCCAAACTTACACAGATATCGATTGTATCTTGGAAGTTCATGCCTGGCAAAATAGCACCAGTATGCCAGCCTTTGCGGCTTGGACGACTAAATGTATAGTCACTCTTAATAGTGCTCTGGATCTGTTGACGAAGCAGTTCACGCCAGTTCATCTTAGACTCGGTCATTTCTTTGATCATACGTGCAACACCTGCAGGAACGTTACCTGCACCAGCAGCACTAGCAGCTTGAATCATAGCTTCTTTGATCTCGTCTTTGATCTGATCCAGTTCAGCTTTGCTATACTTAGGGCGTCCCTTGCCGTTGCCTTCACCGTCTTCATCGCCATCACCGCCTTCGAGATCAAGGTGTTCGTCTAGCATCTCGCCAAGTTGTTCAAGTGCTTCTTGGCCGTTTTTTTCTGCTTCTTTAAAAAGCTCATCATAAACTTCTTCGCTAGTCCAACCACGGTATTTGAAGTCTTGAAAGCAATCTACGATGCGAGGTTTTTTACCAATACGATCGTCAACAAGTAAGTTGTTAACAATGTAGTCAGCAGCAATGTTGTACAGCATAGGGTTCCGATCGTGGCGGCGACCAAGGTGATCGTATACCATGTGCAGGATTTCGTGTGCAATAACAAACTCAACTTCTTTATTGTCCATTGCATTAAAGAACTGAGTGTTAAAGTACAGTTTGCGTCCGTCTACGGCAGCAGTCATAAGCCAGTCGTCAGCAGCTTCGATCTTAAGACGAGTAGCCATGTTACCAAAGAACGGGTGACGTAGCAGCAAACCTACACGAGCAGTAATGATACGATCCTGTACTTCTTTACGCATTACATCCAGTTGTTCCGGAGTAATATTAGGATCCGGTTCCCAGTGCTTGAGCTTGCTTTGCGTTTTTTTAGCAGACATAGTATTACCTCTTGTTCAGTGCCTATACTGTAATATAACATTATTTACAATACAGGTCAACCTCAGAATAGAAAAATGGACGACCGAAGCCGTCCATTATGCACCGTATTAAGCCGACTGTGCAGCCTTGATATACTTGCCGTAGCGATCATGAAACTCATCAAAACACTCAACTTCGTCCGGATCAATCGGCAGAGCATATTGTGTAAGAGCAAGTTTAATACCCATAACAACCAGTTCGGTGTCAAAGTTATCCATTGCAAAGCGCAGGAAGTTGTTGACTTTATCGTCAAACTTCTTGTCGTTTGCATCACTTGCTTCTTTGAGCTCGTAGCAAAGAGAAACCGTTAAGGAATACTTGGCACTGATTTCTTTGGTTTTTAACTCTTTAACCTTACCCAAAAGGATGTCAGTTGGGTCAGGCATGCTACCTGCAATCTTACGGTGTGCCATAAACTTAACAGCAAGACCTTCACCGACAGCACCAGCAACTAGATCAGTAGTGGTACCCTCCTCCAAGTTATCATCAAGCAGTTCGCTTACAAACGACCAACTACGTGGTGTTGCAAACGAGCGGCTTGCGCTCTTAGGATCAAAGTCGTATAGGTCTTGTTTTGCAAACTGCAAATAACCTACAACGTCTTGGTGAATCTTGTTATTAACTGCCCAGTCGAACCAATCGTCAAAGTTTACACCCATTTCAATGTGAACAAATCGGTTAGCAAGCGGAGCAGGCATACGGTAAGTAACACCTTTGTCAGCTTCACGGTTACCTGCTGCAACAATGATTACATTGTCAGGCAAGCGATATTGACCAACTCTACGGTTAAGAATAAGTTGGTATGCAGCAGCTTGTACAGCAGGTGCAGCACTGTTCATCTCGTCAAGGAAAAGAACAATGTGGTCGTATTCAGCAGCCATTGCCTCATCGGGCAGTTCTGCTGGAGCACCCCAAACCATTTTGTTAGCATTGCTATCAAAGTAGGGGATACCTTTGATGTCGGTGGGTTCCCATAGCGACAATCGAATATCGATTAAATAACTATTGCTCAAACTATCGGTGATTTGAGCTACAATTTCCGACTTACCGATACCAGGAGGACCCCAAAGGAAGATCGGACGTTTCTTCTCCATAGCAACTTGGAGAGCAGTTTTTGCCTTGTTTGGGCTAAGAGTACGTGCATCAGACATGATATATTCCTTTTTATGTTCAGTGCCTATGTATTAGTTATAAGCTCTAATGTTAGAAAGGTCAAGTTCTTTTTTTAAACTTTATTAAAAAACTTCCAGGATTGTGTTTGGGTTGAGACCATTCTCTTATGTAAGGATGATTGGCCGCCCAAGTAGGAAACTCGTGCATCATAGCACCTTGGCCTGTTATTACCACACATTGCCTGCGATTTGCAAAGTATGCTTCATCGACTGCACGTTTAAATCTACGCCAGCCTTCGTGGATGTGATAACCATGTAAGTCAATCTGCATCCTTTTTCTGCCTATTCATTGCTTTTGTTAATCCGTATTTGCGCAAGTCGCCACTAAACAGACCAAGTTCTACTGCTTTGCGTTCGCTTGTAACCGTAATACTTCTGTTTGTAAGATAATATGGACAGTCTATAAACTTATCTAAATATATTATTATCTGTGTTGTAAGAGGCATTTCTCTAGGATATGGTATGTCATATGTTTTTAAGCCTATTTGCCTTACAGCATCAAATCCTTCTTCTGTTAGTCGCAAACCGCCTACATCTTTTTCTCTAGTATTGTACCACCAAATAGGAAGATATTCTTTAACAGTAATATCATTATAGCTTTTTCCAAGTTCCTTAAGAAAGAGTTTTGTATATACGGTTTTGTTTGCCATTTTAATCTACTGTCTCGCCTGTTGTAAGTTTTACAACAGAGAAGTCTTTTGATTTAAACATTTCGTTTAGTTTTTTAGCTAAGTTATGGGCGTGTCCTGGATTACTAAAACTAGTTTTTTTGTATTTAGGTCCGGGATAGTTTGTTAACATGTTTGAACTTTTTAAGTTAAACGGTTTATCTTTGTAAAACACCGCCCATATTGCTTCGGCATCTAAAACTTGCTCACATTTATATGTAGCACTGTTTGTGTATTCTAATAATACAGTGGGCTTAGGCCTGCTCATATGCGTATCCTTTAATATAAACTACGCATATATTTATCTTTTTTGTTAGTTAAATGGGAGTTTTATTTCCACTCCCCACTGTCCATTGCAACAGTTATAGTCTGTTCTTCTTGCAGTTTTTCGATATTTTGTACTACAAAACGTTCTAAATCGCCTTCTAGTCTACTCATTACACTGCCTAAAGTAAGTGCGAGTGTTCTAGCTGTATTTATATCAAGGCGAACTTCTTTTTGTTTACCTGCATCTGCACTTTTTACTAGATTTATGAACTGTTGAACAGGTATTGTGTTAAGAGGCTCTGTTGACATTGCTTAGTGCTGCTTTCATTTCTAGTTCGGTTTTAAACGGACCTAAATATTCGTTACGTTCAATAGTTATCAGTTTAGGGCAGTAACTTTTTAACCAGTTAACGTTAAACTTGATCAGATAATAACCTGCACAGTATATACTTTTTGATTTTTCACTTTTAGTAAAAAGCGGAAGTTTCCTTGCAATATCGTACATACTGTTGTATGGTTGTGTTCGTGTTGGAAATCCGTGAACATCTAGTTTTGTATGGTCAACTGTTTCGGACTTAATAGAAGCTACTAGGAAGTTATTACCAAACTTTTTCTTTAGTTGGTTTTCACTTTTATAATAATCAACCTTACCTTTTGCACTTACTACAAATCCGTCATCCTGTTTGCTAAGTGTTCCGATTCTAACACCTTCTTCTTCGACTATCCAAAACTTGTCTTGTAAAACTGGTTTAGCTTTGATATTCATATACTGCCTCATATTTTGCTTGTAAAGGTTCTGCATATCCTTGTGCTTGGTCTGCAATGCGTTGAAGATCCCAACGAGCACAAAACTTCATGAGTCTCATGCCAACCTGTGAAATATTTTTTGTTTGCACTGATTTGATAGTGTTATTTATTTCTTGTCTAATATGTGGAGGCTGTGCAGTGAGATCACATAGTGTAACATTGCGTGTATAGTCATCAAGTACACGATGTTCAACACCTTCGTGGTCTACCCAACGCTGAAGCATCATGTTATTCCAGTTATAACCTTTGGTTGTCTTATCAGCAAATGCTTCTAATAATCCAACTTTGTTCTTGGTGCCTTTCTTGCGTACACCAGGATATGCACTAAATACATTATCACTTGTATCACCACGCATACACTTTTCAAACAGCATATATTCGGGTTCTGGAGCAGGCTTTGCTTCTTTAGTTTTCTTATCTACAACAGGCTTGCCTTTGTCGTCAAAGTAGCCATCAACTGTAATAGTTGTGTTGCTAACACCGTTGTACTGACGTACATTAGGTGCGATAAGTTGTGCAAAGTCACCGTCAGTTGAAATAATAACATGATCGTCGTTCGGATGTGCTTGTACCCAGCCTGCAATCAAGTCATCTGCTTCTAGTACAGGATTTTGTAGTACAGTACAGTTTGTTTTTTCTGTAACAAACTCTTTAAACTCGTCAAAGATTTCCCAAAATACTTTGTCTTCTTCCATCTCACGTGGGCTCATTGCATCACGATGTTCTTTGCGGTTACGTTTGTATGGCTCATAAAAGTCTTTGCGCCAGCTGCGTCCTTCTAAGCAGAATACAACATGCGAACCGTTAAAGTCCTGCCATGCTTTCTTAATACTGTTTAGTGTAATGTGCATTGCCATGCCAACTTTAGTATCAATGTCGCCACGTACAACATGACGAGCACGGAAGAATGTGTTAGCAGTATCAATAAGGATGTAAGTCATAAAACTCTTCTTCTACATATCGTTTCAGTTCATGGTCACTAACATTGTCAGGTACCTCGTGCTTGTAAAACAGACGATAACTATCGCTACCATATTTGCCTATTCCATGTAACATTGTAGCATCATTTCCGTCCCATGTCAAGAAATCTTTGGTCATTATTTTCAAACGGTTATATCTTATGTTAACCATTCCTAAACTTTCGATAATATTTTTAATAGTACTTTCTGTTGTATTAAGAAAATGCACAGGTGTTGGTGCAACAGCAAATAACACAGGCAGTACACGTTTTACCTGCTTTCTACCTGTGCAGTTCAAACAAATAACACCTACCATATGCTGCCAAACGTTATCTACTTGCTGTTGAACCATTAGGTCGTCTCTCATGATACCTCGCTTTTGCCTTTTGATATTGGTACTACATTAATATAACCGGCATTCCTGTTTGTGTCAAGTCCTTCATCGCTTAACATATTATAAACAATATCACGGAACCAACGATCTACTACTTCCTCTTCGGGATCGGCAGGTTCGCCATAACCTGCTTCAAGTAGCTGCTCTATAAAATATTTGTTCCAGTCCATTTCAAAGAACCCATTGCGTACATTATCTTCGTTTACTTTGACATCTAATACACTAACCCAAGGTTCTTTACGTCTTGTAGCATATTCTTTAGGGTTGCGTACTTTTAGTTGCTCCATTTCTTTTTCTTCTAGAGCAGCCTTTTCTTCTGCAATACGCTTTTCTTCTGCTTCAATACCAGTTATACGCTTTAGCCATTGTTTCATATTTGTTTCCTTATCTTTTCATACTGTTCGTTAGTAATCTTCTTACCTTGTAAATATTCAAGGTCGTCTTTACTAAGTCCCCCAGGCATTTCCGAATAAGCTAATGTGGAGTCTTGGCGAGAATCGCCATCCTTGCTCCATACAGAGTTTTGCCACTTCTTGAACTGTGAGGTCGTATCCTTCCGAACGTCCGCCAAGCGGCATAAGATATACTGGACACTCAATCCCGGCATCCCTGTATTGCTGAACAGCCCTGCCAACTTCTGCAACATCGTCCATGTCAGCCACAACAAATTTGAAATACATACTGCTATCAGATACACTGTAGTAATCAGCAGCAACATCAGGCTTAATAGCATCTTCCCAAGATTCTCCGCTAACGGATAGCTTGGGGCTACAAGAAAATGTTGTTTTAAATCTGGCATCATGGCTGAGATAGTTTTTAAAATCAGCGTGTAGCCATTGTGTAGTGTTTGTTTCAATAGTAACATTTTTTAAATCCGCCATTTTAGGGTGTTCGAATAACTCTACATATAGTCGTTGCCAAGCTAGTAGTGGTTCGCCGCCTGTTAAAATAAGATGCACATCTTGTCCATTGTCCTGTGTCCATTTGCCTTCTGGCAGCAAACTGATCAAATGATCTACAACTTCATCTACAGTTGCTAGTTTGTTAAAGT